TGTTACATCTTTTTCCTATGCTTTTTCTAATTGTCATTCCCTTCTAAAAGTGCCAGAGATCAATACTGAAAATGGAACAAATTTCAGTAACACATTTCAATACTGTATATCACTACAGTATCTGCCAATGAGCATGAGTTTTAAATCTGCAACTACTATGTTGTATATGTGCCAGCATTGTTATGATTTGGTTTCTGTTCCTCCAATAATTGCCCCAAACTGCACTACAACAGGCAGTGTATTTGCTAATTGCTATTCACTTAAAGATGTCCCGAATCTGGATTTATCAAAATCCACAAATATTTTTAGTCTGTTCTACGGATGTTCTTCACTAGAAGCGGTTGGTGAAATAAACGCACCAGTCGCTACTTCGGCAGCGAATTTATTTTACAATTGTTATTCTTTGGTCAGAGTTGGTCGTTTGAATCTAGGTAAGGCGACTAGTTTTTCAAGCACTTTTCAAAATTGCTATAGTTTGCAAGAAATAGAAGCAATTGATATGCAGTCAAATACCAGTATGGCGGGCACATTTCAAAATTGCTTTAGTTTGACCAAAATACCAAATATAGATACATCAAAGGTCACAAATTTTACAGGTTGTTTCAATGCATGTAACTCTCTTAGAGAGATTCCAAACTTAGATACAAGTTTATCGACCTCTACTTCGCAAATGTTTTATCTATGTTACTCTTTGAAATATGTTCCATCATTAGATGTTGGAAGAGTAACAAACGCATCGTATATGTTCTATAACTGCTACGGTCTGATAGAAATTCCAGACCTTAATTTTCAAGTGTGTACTACTTTTTTTAATATATTTTACGGTTGTTATGTGCTGAGAAAACTACCGTCTTTAGGAAAACTTATTCCTGTAACTGGATCAATCTTATCCAATGGATATCAAGGTATGTTCGCTTATTGTAAAAGCATAAAAGAAATACCTGATTACGAATTCGCACAAACGGTAAATACTACCATCTTTAACTCTATATTTCCAACTGCTGCTGGAAGCACATTGAGTAGAATTCGCGCAACAGGATTTAATCAAAACATCGCTCTAACTGCACTCTCGTTAGGTCCAGATGAATTGAATGAAGTTTATACAAATCTTCCTTCGGTAACAGGAAAAACAATCACAGTATCTTACAACTGGGGAACTGCATCGGATGATCCGACAATAGCAACCGCAAAGGGATGGACTGTAACAGGATAATATATTATGGAAGACACATCAGGATTTTACAAAAACGACGACGGATATGTTCTATACGGACCTAAGTTTGTATTGAATACAAACTATGAACTTAGACGAGAAACAAAAGACGAACATTCATATCCCACAGATGGGTGGTATTGGTTTGATACCATAGAAGATGCCTACTCATTCTTTGGCCTAGAATACATTCCACCAGAACAACCAGAACTACCACTTGGAGAATAATCATGGCAGAAACTTATGTAAGTCAAGCGACAAAATTGACAACAACCAGCAACACCACCATATATGACGGTATAACAGGAACAGCGATAGTAAATAGCATCAACTTATCAAATGTTGATTTGTATACATCCTCTTCTGTAAGTGTTTATCTTGTGAAATCATCAACTTCATATAGCATAATTTCAAATGTTGAAGTTCCTGTAGGTTCAACATTGCAGATTTTAGATGCGCCGATTATCTGCGAGTCTGGTGATACGATTACTGCCACTGCTGTATCTGCAAACGATATTGAAGTCATCGTATCCGCTCTAGAAATAACTGCCTGATGTACAAGTCTGCGAATGATACTGGATATTGTCAAGCCGATTATCACCGATTCGGTTCACTAAAGAACATAAAATTCACAAGCGTTCTTGATTATGGATCTGGGTGCTGTAGACTTCTTGAGTGGTTAAAGAAGAATGAAATTGAGTGCGAGTATGTGCCTTATGATCGCAGAAAAGATGCCTTGTCTTTATGTCCTTGTCAAACCTACACTGTCTTACCTCAAAAAACATTTGATGTTGTTTGTCTTTTTGGTACATATGACCATTTAAATTCCAGACCAATCGAGCAGTGGAAGAGCACATATTTGGAGACAATCAGAGAAGCGAAATATTATTCGGGAAAATACTTGTTATTCACTGGTATTAAGGATACAATACCGTGGTATACTGATTGGGGTCGTTTTAGCAAACAAGAACTTATTTCTTTTTGTGAACAACTAAATCTTAAAATATTAATGATTGACGAAGAAACTGAACCAACAGAATATATTTTTATTTGTGAGATATAAAATTATGAACAATCCTTTTCTTAAATACTTTCAAACTTCACCATATGCAACTCCTCCTAAGTTTGGAACAGAACAATCTGCTTGCTTCGATGTTGCTGCTTGCCTGAAGGGAAACTCAATTCAAATATTTGGTAAAGAAAGTGTTCGTTGGTCTAACGAAGAAATTTATCTATATTCTGGAGATAGAGTAGCCGTTCCTACGGGCCTCATCCTAGATATTCCTGAAGGTTATTCTGTCCGACTTCATCCCCGTTCTGGTTTGGCACTTAAGAACGGAATTAGTATGGCAAACTGCGAAGGAATTATCGACTCGGATTATGTCGATGAACTCAAGGTAATCATAGTGAACAACGGCGGAGAACCATTTGTGATAAAGCACGGTGATCGTATTTGTCAGGGAGAACTCGTTAAAACACTTGACTATACGCTAGAACAGTGCTATACTAAACCAGTTCAGAAAACTGATCGTAATGGTGGATTTGGTTCCACAGGAGTATAATATGACCCGTGAAGAATTGCTAGATCATCATATGAGACTGTGCGCCGAAGCAAGAGAATTGATGAAAGCAAAAAACAAAGATTATGCAGGGAACGAAGGAATCGAACCTTTTGCCAACTTCACCCGTGTCGAAAGCATGGGCATCTGCAAGACAGAACAGGGATTTATGGTTCGTCTTACAGACAAGATGAGTAGATTAAGTTCATTCATTCGCGCCGGCAAGATGCATGTGGCCGATGAGTCGTTTAAGGATACTTGCATAGATGTTATTAACTATATGGTACTTTTGTCTGCTTATATTACGAACAAAGATGCTGAAAACAAACAAGAAGATACAAAGGAAACCGCCATTTTTATTGAGCCGAGACTTCTCAACGAGTCTCCATATCTGAACAACGGTTGCTGCAAGAATAAAAAATGATATTTTACACTCACGCCTTTGTGCGCGGAGAAAAGATCCTTTGTCGTGGATACAAGTCCTCGAATGGATCTTTTGTTCGTTCGACCATCGTAGAAAACTACAATCCATATCTCTACTGGCCTTCGGATAAGAAGACCAACTGGACGACTTTGGAAGGTAAGTATGTTGATCGTATCGACTTTGGTTCTATACGAGAATGTCGTGAATTTGTAAAACAATATCAAGATGTGAATGGAGTTGAGATCTATGGAAACACTGATTTCACTTACACTTTCATTCACGATCAGTTTCCTGGCGAAATACAATACAACCCTTCCGCTCTCAAGGTGTGCTACTTGGACATCGAGGTGGAGTGCGAGGATGGTTTCCCTACGATTGAAAAGTGCGATCAGAGAGTGAATGTCATCACGATGCGCTTCGTGCAGGGAGACAGAGAGAAGACATACACTTTGTGTCTTGGTGGTGCGAAGAAGATGACGGAAAACCACACTGTGATTGATTACGAAGAGGAAGATGAACTTCTTCAAGCGTTTATTGCTTTGTGGCGCGACGAAGATTGTGATATTGTCACTGGTTGGAACATTCAGTTCTACGACATTCCATATCTTCTTGCTAGAATAGAGAAGGTGCTAGGTGAAGGTGAGTCGAAGAAACTTTCGCCTTGGGAAACTCTTAAGACGCGGATAGTTACAGCGATGCAAAAGGACCATACGGTGTATGACATCGTTGGTATTGCCACGATGGACTACTTTGATCTGTATCGTAAGTTCACTTTCGTCACACGCGAGTCCTACAAGTTGGATCATATTGCGTCTGTGGAACTTGGAGAGAACAAGATCTCGTATGATGACTATTCCAACATTCAGGAGTTCTACAAGAAGGACTTTGCCAAGTTCGTAGAATACAATTATATTGATGTCGAACTTGTCGTGAAGTTGGAGAAGAAACTTCGCTTGTTGGAACTGGGTATTGCTCTTGCTTACAACGCCAAGGTGAACTTCAATGATGTGTTTTCTCAGGTTCGCACTTGGGATGCCATCATCTATCACTATCTTTCTGATCGTAACATCGTCATTCCTCAGAAGAATGCCGAGGAAAAGGAAGAGCAGTTTGCTGGTGGTTATGTAAAGGATCCACAGACAGGAATGCACAAGTGGATTGTGTCGTTCGATTTGGATTCGCTGTATCCGCATCTGATAATGCAATATAACATCTCTCCCGAGACTAAGTTCAGAAATCCAGTATACGGTCGAGGAAGTGTAACTCCCGACTCCATTCTCCGTATGGTGAATGGGGAAACTACGAAAACATTTGTTGATCCCAAGGAGTATCTTGATGCTGCCAAGAGGGATGATCTTTCTATCGCGGCAAATGGTGTTGCTTTTCGCAAGGACAAGCAGGGGTTCCTTGCTTCTCTGATGGAGAGTATGTATGAAGAACGCAAGCACTATAAGAAACTGATGTTGGAGTGTAAGAGATCCCTCAAGGAGAAGAAGGATACTCTTACAAAACAGGAAGTCGAGAAACTGAATAACGACATCTCCAAGTATCACAACTTTCAGTTGGTCCGAAAGATCCAACTTAACTCTGCTTTCGGTGCTGTAGGAAATCAATACTTTCGCTACTACGATCTAGATCTTGCAGAAGCAATTACCATCTCTGGTCAGTTGTCTATTCGTTGGATCGAAAAGCATCTGAACGAGTTTCTCAACAAAGCCTGTCAGACGGATGGACACGATTACATCATTGCCAGTGACACGGACTCTGTTTATATCTGCCTCGACAAGTTGGTAGAAAAAGTTTATCCTGTCGGAGTTGAACCACACGAATATCAGAAAGTCGTAAAGTTCTTGGATAAAGCCTGTAAGACTTCTTTCACTCCTTTCATTCAGAGAAAGTATGAAGAACTCGCGGTATTGATGAACGCATATCAGCAGAAGATGAATATGAAGCGAGAGTCTATTTCCAACAAGGGGATATGGACTGCCAAGAAGCGTTATATGCTTAATGTGTTTATGGGTGAAGATGATGTTCTTCTTGACAAGCCAGAACTGAAGATCATGGGCATCGAAACCACTCGGTCGTCTACTCCACAGATAGTGCGGGATGGTCTTAAGAAAGCAATCGACATTCTTATGAACGCAGATGAGAATACTCTTATTTTCTTCGTGGAGAAGTTCCGTGAGCAGTTCAATAAGTTGCCAGCCGAAAAGATCGCCTTTCCTCGTAGTTGCAGAGGAATGTTGCAATATGCGGATGCCAACACGATTTATCGCAAGTCTACTCCCATTCATGTCAAGGGTTCGCTTCTCTACAATCATGCCATAAAGCAGAAGAAGTTACAGAAGAAATATCCTGTGATTAAGGACGGAGAGAAGATCAAATTCGTATACCTAAAAGTGCCTAACACCATCGGTGATCGTGTAGTTTCTTTTCTGGGAAGCATTCCGAAGGAACTTGATCTTGAGCGTTTTATCGACTATAATATGCAGTTCGAGAAAAGTTTCTTAGAACCTCTCACCACCATTACAAATGTGATTGGTTGGAAGCACGAAAAATCAAATACATTGGAGTCTCTGTTTGGATAAATTAAAATACGAACATTACACATATATTCTTCGTATTCTTGAGAGAAAACAAACAGAACTCTTAACTACGATAAAAGAAATAAACAAAAGACAAGATGTAAAAATCGACACATATGAAAACTATGTTGGCGAAGCAAATATTGTAAAAGAAGTTATAGAAGCGGTTAAAAACAATATGAAAGGGTTTAAGTGATGGGTATTCTAGACAAATTAAAGAAAAATTCTACAATCAAGGATTCGGAAGTTCTGTCCTCTTCTAAGTTCTTTACCAAAAAGGATATGATACAGACCACAGTTCCTGTGATCAATGTCGCACTTTCTGGTCGTCTTGATGGTGGATTTGTTCCTGGCATCACCATGTGGGCAGGCCCTAGTAAGCATTTTAAAACTGCTTTTTCTCTTCTGATGGCGAAGTCGTACCTTGACAAGTACAAGGATGCTGCTATGCTATTCTATGACTCAGAGTTTGGAACACCACAGGGTTACTTTGAGACATTCGGTATTGATATGGATAGAGTTCTCCATACACCAATCAAGGATGTCGAGGAACTTAAGTTTGATATTATGCAACAACTACAGAGTCTTGACCGCGGAGAACATCTCATCATCGTCATCGACTCCATCGGTAATCTGGCTTCTAAGAAGGAAGTCGAGGATGCTCTGGAAGGTAAGTCTGTTGCCGATATGTCGCGCGCCAAGCAGATCAAGTCTCTATTCCGTATGATTACACCACATCTTACACTAAAGGATATTCCTATGGTAGTGGTCAATCATACCTATAAGGAGATCGGGATGTATCCGAAGGACATCGTTGGTGGTGGTACTGGATCGTACTATTCTGCCGACACCATCTTCATTCTTGGTCGCCAGCAAGACAAGGAAGGTTCCGAACTGAAGGGTTATAACTTTATTATTAATGTGGAGAAATCTCGTTATGTTAAAGAAAAGTCTAAGATTCCTATCAGCGTTTCCTTCGAGGGAGGTATTAGTCGCTGGAGTGGTCTTCTTGATATTGCTCTTGAGTCTGGTCATGTGGTGAAACCATCGAACGGATGGTATGCAAGAAAGGGTGAAGAGAAGAAGTACAGAGAAAAGGACACAGATAGAAAGGACTTCTGGCTGCCTATTCTCACCGATCCATCATTCTCGCAGTTTGTTCGTGAGAAGTATTCGATCACAAATAATAATATTATCGTCTCCGATGAGGAGTTCACTAAACAGTTGGAAAATTTGACAGATGAGGAATAATGAGTACAAATATTCAGAAGGTGATCCTTCAGAACCTCATATACAACGAAGGGTATTCCCGCCGCGTACTACCATTCGTTAAGGAAGATTATTTCGCGGAAAACAGCGAAAGAAAAGTTTTTAGAAAGATATATGACTTCATCAATAACTATAACAGATTGCCCAATAAGGACGCATTGGTCATCTCCTTGCAGAATGACAAGGACCTCACGCAGACGGACTACGAGAAGGCGTCTACCTTGGTACAAGATCTCTCGGAAACAACGGAAGACGAAGACTGGCTCGTGGACGAAACCGAAAAGTTCTGTAAAGAGCGCGCTCTTTACAATGCTATTCTGGAATCCATTCAGATCATCGAAGGTAAGTCGAAGACCCGTACTCCTACCGCTCTCCCCTCCATACTTTCCGAAGCCTTATCCGTATCCTTCGACACGAACATCGGACACGATTTCATCAAGGACGCAGAGAAGCGGTACGACTTCTACCACAAAGTCGAACAGAAAATTCCGTTTGACATCGAATTTTTTAACTCAATTACGAACGGTGGAGTACCACAAAAGACACTTAATGTTGTGATTGCTGGTACTGGTGTAGGTAAGTCTCTTTTCCTATGCCATCATGCTGCAAATTGTCTTGTTCAAAATAAGAATGTCCTCTACATCACTTGCGAAATGTCGGAAGAGCGTATCGCCGAGCGTATTGATGCCAACATTATGGACATCACTCTTGACGATATGAAGCAACTCACAAAGCAAATGTACGGTAAGAAGATATACAACGCAACCAAGGGTATTACTGGTAAGTTGATTATCAAGGAATACCCAACGGCAACTGCCCATGTAAATCACTTCCGACATCTGCTTGACGAGTTGCTTCTCAAGAAGAAGTTCACACCCGACATCATCTTTATCGACTATCTGAATATCTGTTCTTCTGCCAGAGTAAAGGCATCTGCAACGATGAGTTCTTATAGCGTAGTGAAAGCGATTGCTGAGGAACTTCGTGGTCTTGCCATCGAACGAAATGTGCCTGTGTTCACAGCAACGCAGGTGAACCGTTCGGGACATAACAACACAGATATTGGTCTTGAGAATACATCCGAGTCGTTCGGACTTCCTGCTACTGCCGATCTTATGTTTGCTCTGATCGGAACAGAGGAACTCGATCAAAAGAACCAGATTATGGTCAAACAACTCAAGAACCGATATAACGAACTGACAAAGAACAGAAAGTTCGTAGTTGGTATCAACAGAGCGAAGATGAAACTGTATAATGTAGACCCATCCGAACAGGATGATTTGATTGGAACTGGTGAAGAAGATGATGTTGGATCATCTGGTCACGGCGAAAAGATAATTGCAAAATTCAAGAAGAAAGGTAATGTAAATGACTGGAACATTTGATATAGAGTATAAGCAAGTGCAATGGATTGATGAAAACGATAATCGTAGTTTTGATGAGAGAATGTCCTCTTTGCCTTTTATAAGAGACGAAGATCTACCAGAGTGGGAAGAATGGGCAAACCGAGCATTTCCTGGCGCAAAGATGTATGTCAATAATAACCGATAAGAAGTTTCTTTCTATGGTTTCTTCTTCGCTCGACAAGTTCGCGTGGAAGAGGGATAATCTTGCCAACTGTCGTTGTCCTTTGTGCGGCGATTCGCAGAAGAACAAGAACAGAGCAAGAGGATATTTCTACCAGAAGGGAAACAATATCTTCTATCGTTGCCATAATTGTGGCATAAGCACAACTTTCTACAAGTTCTTGGAGCAAGTTTCTCCTTCTCTGTGTAGAGAATATGCCTTGGAACGATGGAAGGGTGGAGAGAATGGACATTCAAATTATACAAAACCTAAGTTTAAATTTGAGCAACCTTCATTTAATGGAAAGAGAATTGTTCTACCTTCGATGGTCGAACTACCCGATGACCATGAATGCAAAGACTATGTTCTTTCAAGAAAGATCCCGATTGATTTCTTTTCAGATATGTTCTATGCTGAAAACTTTGCAGAGTTTGTTCACAGATACATTCCAGACAAGCAAGTTGGCGAAGAACCAAGACTAATCATTCCACTTCGGGATGAAAATGGAAATCTTTTGGGATTTCAGGGTAGAGCAATCTATCCAAGTGAGGTAAAATATATCACTATAAAGTTTGACGAAGAACAACAGCATCTTTCCTATGGAATGGATCGTGTTGATTTGAACTCTACTGTATATGTTACTGAAGGACCTATTGATGCGATGTTTCTTCCAAATGCTATAGCAATTTTGGGTATGAACCACGAACTAAATCCAGTAGTGACAAATGCCGTATTTGTTCTAGACAACGAACCAAGAAACAGGGAAGTGATAAAGCAATATGACAAGTTGATAAAGAATGATTATAGAGTATGCATCTGGCCTGACAATATAACACAGAAGGATGTGAATGATATGGTCAGATCGGGTATGTCTCGCGGAGAGGTTCTGGGGACGATTAAACAAAACATCTATAGCGGATTGAGCGCAGAATTGAGATTGTCGGTATGGAAGAAAATATAAAGGTATTGGATCATGGTCATGTTCAGTATGTTGAGCATATGGGAAGCGACCTTACCGTAGCAAACGCGGCAAGAGTTTCCTTCAACAAGGAAAGTGATTGGGAAGATATGTCGTCAAACGGACCTATTCTTTCCGAAAAAGATGCGAAGTTGATTCGCTACTTGGCAAAGCACAATCACTGGACACCATTCGCGCATCCACAGATTACCCTGCGTATCAAAGCGCCAATTTTCATTCGCACTCAACTTTTTAAGCATAAAGTTGGCTTCGTCGAGAACGAAGTTTCTCGTCGGTATGTTGTGGAGGAACCGCAGTTCTACACGCCAATTTGGAGAGGTGCGCCGACAAATGGTGCAAAACAGGGTAGTTCTGAGTTCATCAGGGATGAGCAAATTATTTCAAATACTGGTTTTGTGCAAGCAGCCAATGAGTGTGTAAGAGTATACAATCACCTTCTTGGCCTAGGTGTAGCACCAGAGCAAGCAAGGGGTATTCTACCGCAGGCAACCTATACAGAGTGGTGGTGGACAGGATCTCTATCTGCGTTTGCCCGCGTCTATAAGCAGCGTATAGACGCTCACGCGCAATGGGAGGTTCGTTGCTACGCTGAAGCGATTGGAAGCATAATTCAACCCCTTTTCCCCGTTTCGTGGGAGCAACTTGTTTCATAAATAATAAGATGAAGAAAGTATCCGATATTCCTTTAAGATTGGGTTTGGCGCGTTTTGGGCATGAGTTCAAAACCACTGCGTCTATTGGCGATGTTAAAGAGGATACGGTTCTTGTATATTGCACAGAAGAACTCTCCAGAGAATATCCACAATATAACATTAAACTTCGTGGTGTTGGTGAGTATTATTTCTTTGATGAACAAAATCTGAGAGTTATTTGTATAACGGGTGGTGTTGATAAGAACGAAAGTATTATTGATGCTTTGATGGAGTTTGTCGAAACACCTGTAATCAAAGTAGAGAAAAGCAAACCAGTTCTTGTAGAGCAACCCCTTCCTGTTGTTTCCAAACCCGTAAAGGGAGAAAAAGGAGACAAGGGAGATCGTGGAGAAACTGGTCCGCGTGGAATGATGGGACCAGAGGGGCCTCAGGGTGATCGAGGTCTGCAAGGAGTTGCTGGAGAGAAAGGTGAACCTGGTCGTGATGGTTCTGATGGAGTTCAAGGTCCGCAAGGAGAAAGAGGAGAATCAGGCCCCCAAGGTGAGAAGGGGGAGAAGGGAGACCGAGGTGAGAAAGGAGAACGAGGCGAAGTCGGTTCCCAAGGTCCACAAGGAATACAGGGACCTAAGGGCGATAAAGGTGAAAAAGGAGATCAAGGAGTACCTGGCCCGCAGGGAGAACGAGGTCTACAAGGAAAACAGGGAAAGAAAGGCGAAAGAGGAGAGAAGGGTGAAAAGGGAGATCAAGGTCCAAAAGGTGACACGGGTCTTCAAGGTCCTGTCGGTCCTTCTGGACAAATCGGTCCTGTTGGTCCGCAAGGTGCTGTCGGACCTGCTGGGCCTATTGGTCCGCAAGGTGAAGTAGGAGTTGCTTCTGCTGTTTATCCTCTTAAACTAGAAGATAAAACTATATCAGTTGAGCAAAAATTCTTCAACGATTTAGTTAATGATGTAAGTAAAAAGCATACTGCTCAAGGTGGCGGTGGTGGAAATGTCATCATCAAACATGAAGGTAGAAGATTATCTTCAGCAGTAAAGAGCATAAACTTTACTGGTAGTGGTATATCATCTGTTGCCACCGATGGCAAAAATATCAATATTGATATAACTGGAGGTGGTGGAGAACCATCTTCCAATCGCTTTAGTTATACAGATGATCCACCAGAAAATCCAATCAACGGAGATCGTTGGTTTGAGAGCGATACTGGTAAATATTTTGTTTATATTGATGATGAAGATTCTTCTCAGTGGGTTCAGATTGTAACTGGAGGGAGTGGTGGTTCTGCCATAACAGTTAAGTCCGTACAAGGATCCATTCAATATGCAAATGATGGTGCAACCGATTTGGAAGCATCTCCCAGTTTTAAATTAAATCCCGATGATTCTAATCTTATCATTCCTGCTTCTTTGGATTTGAGTGGATCTATCGGAACGGGAATTATATTCCCCGATGATACTGTTCAATACACCGCTGCTGTGTTTATTGATGATGCTTCCATCAATACAGATGGTGAATTAATTCTCACATACACCGACGCAACAGTTGATAATCTTGGAAATGTCGTTGGACCTCAGGGACCTCAAGGTGAACAAGGACCTGCTGGTCCTGCTGGTTCTGGTGCAGTTGGTAATAATGATGTCGGTGTGATGTATTTGAAGAATAATGCCACATACACGACAATACCATCAGTAAACGGAAGAGCAGTTGTAGAAGGAACAATACAGACAGGAGCATTAGAAAACTTTGTCAAGGATGCATCCAGTAATTCTCTTAAGTATACTGGAGTTGGTGGTAGATTTCATATAATCGTAAACTTCAACTTTTATAATGGAAGTCAAGATGTTTGTGGTTTTTATATTGGTCACAACACCAACATAGCCACATCATTAGATGCAGATGCGGATAGAATTAGCCAAAGTGAAATTTATGCAAATTCGTCCAATCCATCTACCCAACCGATTGCAGGAACTATTCAGACGGTATTGGATTTAAACACCGACGATAGAGTTTTCTTTATAGTACAGAATAAGGATAGTACAAACAGTATTCTTATAGAGTTTATGAAGTTTGTTGTTACTTCACTCACCGCAGAAAAAGGTGATGAAGGTGTTGGTATTTCTGATGCTGTGGTGAACACAGATGGAGATTTGGTTCTAACTCTTTCTGATGCAACAATAGTAAATGCTGGTTATGTTGTTGGTCCTCAAGGTGAAACTGGTCCTCAAGGACCACAGGGAATACAAGGTGAAACTGGTCCTCAAGGACCACAGGGAATACAAGGTGAAACTGGTACTACTGGTGTTGGTATTGCCGATGTTGATGTAAATACTG